AGTGCAGGCTATTTTCCTGTTAAGCAATCAAAGATGGATAGTGATGATGTCTATAAGTTCATATTGAAATATGTCAATACGTGTAAGCAGAATAAAGGACATGCGTATGCTGTTTCTGAATTGAAGAAACTGGTTTCAATGATTAGAGAGTGGGTTGAAACCAAGGTCATAGATCCTAACTGGTTCCCAATATTGATTAGTAAGTTAAGTGTTAAGCCAGAATTACGTATGGTGGGTGTTTCTAAAGATAAAACTAGAGTCATTTTTATTGCTTGTCTAATACATTTGCTGATTGATAAGTTGTTGTACACTGATTATGTTAAGTCTAGTTATCAACGTTTTGGTATTATGATCGGCCATCAGTGGAAAAAGGGTGGTGCACAACATCTTGCTAACTATTTGGGTGTGGGTAGGAGCGATTTGATGTATGTTACTTTGGATATAGAGAACTTTGACAATTCCGCTTTCGCTAGTTTTATTAGTTTGTTGGTGCTTTTGCCCTTTATGATGTTAAAGCCGGAGGAGTCAAATGATTATCGTGTTGCTCGAGCATTCATGCTTCAGAGAGCACATGAGATGGCTTGCAAGATCGTCAAGTGGGTTGACCTCAGTTATAGATTAATAATTGGTGAGATCTTTAGTGGATTGTTTTTAACTAGTTGGTTGGATACAGTGTATATGATATTGGCAGTTAGTTGTTGCCTAATTTTATGTTATGAGCGTATTCGTAAGAGTAATGAGAAAATGGCACTTGATTTTCAGAATTCATTTATACGTCGTGCCCAGTATGGTGATGATTCGTGTTATGCCTTTGAGCACAGATTTATAGACCTGTTGTTCAAGAATCGTGATCATACATATGTGTTGGGTGATTTTCAACGTGATATGGAATGCTCAGTAGGTCTGAAATGTAAACCAGAACAAACTAAGTTGTTTGAGCCTTATGGTGGTGAAAGTCCTTTGTTTACTATATTAAAGCCAAGAAAGGTCAATGGTAAGGTCGTTTCTCATGAGATAGTCAGAGATGGTCCTGAGTTTCTTCACCGTCGTTTTGTGAGGATGCAATATAAGGGCAAGATTGAGATCATGCCGTGGCGTCATGAGAATGATTTTTATAGCAGAGTTGCAGTTAGTTCCACTCAGATGGTTTATAATAATAAGAAGTTCTCGGCTAAGTTGATGGGCTTGATGGTGGATACGATGGGGACCAATGCAGTGGCTTATAATGCACTGTCTTATTTGTTTAGAACAACCAGTGGGATAAGTGATTTTGGTGATATACCACTATTGGATTGGGTGAGTACGAATAAGGAGTTGATGAGGTCAATTAGTAAGACTGGAATGTTGATACAAGATTTGGATCGAATATTTAAGATTGGTGATTTATTTGAAATGTTTGTTTGGGATGAGGAGTGGCGAAGGGTATGGGCCGATAATCATGGACTAGCGCTTTATGATCGTAATGGTAATGAGCGTGGGCGTGATGTTGAGTCCGTAAATTAGCTGCTATTGGCATTGGGAATGGTAGGTGGAAGTTACCTCCATGTTAGACCAAAAAAAAAAAAAAACA